GATTTATATGACGCCATTAATAATGCTTCTCCTGCTTTATTACCGTCTATATAAACACTACCTCCTTGTTTGACTGCAGCTATAAGCTCATCTAACTTAGCTTCTAAGGCTGCATTTGAAGTTTCTTGAGTTCCTCCCCCTCCTAAACCAGAAATTAATTCTGTTATAGCACCTGATGCTGCTATCATTGGAGCTGAGAAAGCTGTTGTTGCGATTAAACCTTTCAGTTCATCTATTTTTTCTGTCTCTAAAGTACTTAGTGCTAAAGCTACACCAGATAGTCCTGCTGCTATTGCTGTTAGCGAAGTACCTACTGTAGCTAATGGTTCTGCCATTGCCGCTAATGCTTGTAAGTCACCCATTACACCGCCACCAAATAGAGATGTTAATCCTCCTATTGCAGAAGCTCCTGCCATTGCTAATCCAAATGCTGTTAATCCTCCTGCAATTGCAAATAATCCCATACCTGCAGCTACTAATCCAGGTCCTATTACTCCTAATTGTGTTAATTGATTAGCTATTCCTTCTATATTAGCATTAGATGCTAATTGTGCAGCCATTCCTAATACTGTTAAAGCTCCTCCAGCAAGTAACAATCCAGGTGATGCTAAACCTAATACTGCTGCTCCTCCTGCTAATGCAACCATACCGGCTCCTGCTAATGCAAGTTGAGGTCCAACTGATGCAATTGCTGTTAATCCTGTACCTATTTTTTCAAGGTCAGCTTTAGCCATTATATTAAATGCTACTGCTGCTGGGATCATTGCTGCTCCTAAGACGGCTAATGCAACTGCTCCTGCTGTAATAAATGGAGCTAAAAATCCTAGTCCTGCTGCTGCTAATCCTAATAAAGGTAAAGCAATTGAAAATGCTACCATTTTATTAGTATCAACATTTTCTAACATTGAAAATGCTGTAGCAAATCCTATAGCTGCTAAACTTAAAATACCCATGGCAACAGAACCTTGAATTACTTGAGAAGCCATATTACCTAATAAAGCTAACGCTCCTCCAAATAATGCTATTGAAGCTGAGAATGCAAGCATTTGCTTTGGGTCTACATTCTTAACTAATTTTAATGCTATAGCAAATGAACCTCCTATAGCTATACCTGCAATACCTAATGCCAAAGCTCCTTTAACTACTTGTCCAAATTTCTTTCCTATAGCTGCTAATCCATCTCCTAGTGACTTTAAAAATCCTCCAGGACCTTTGGCTCCTGAAGCACCTTTAGTTTTTTGTTGCATCTTACCAGTAGCTTCAGATCCTTTGTCCATTGTCTTAGCCATTGGGTTTTTAGCAAATCTACCTTTTGCATCTCTATATCTACCTTGAGCATCTTTAGTTAAACCGCCAGTCTTATCACCAAAGCCAAGCATAGATTTGACTTTTTCACCAATACCCTTGGCGCCTTTTACCTGACCTAAGTATCCTTTGAGTCCCTCTGAAGCTGCCTTAATACCGCTTACCATTCCTTTTAGAGGATTACCTCCTAAAGCCTTTGCAGCTACTGCTATAGCCATTATATAAGGCACGACAGGAATAGACACAAGATATGCTACTCCATCGATAAGAGGAGAAAATGCACCAATCACATCTCCTAAAATACTTTGCATCTTAGCTATAGCATCACTAAATTTTTCTTGTGCTGATTGTGCCTTAGCAGATTCATATGCTACCTCGCCATATTTAGCTTTAAATTTTTCAGCACCCATAGTATTTAACTCTTGCTGGTATGTCATTTTAGCAAGTTCTTCTCTTGACATACCTAGTGCTTGTGCTGCTGCTTTTTGAGCAATAACGTTTTTAGTGGCAAAAGCATTTTTTATAGCTTCTTGATTACCTATCTCTTTAGCTAGACCTTCCATATCTCCCATCATGGCCATTTCTCTAGCTTTATTTAAATTTAGAGCATTACCGGTAAGTAACTGTGCTTGTAATTCATTTTCTATTGATGATTCAAAATCTAATAAAGAGTCAGCTACTTTTTCTACATCTCCTAAATTTAAACCAACTTTTTTCGCAGCTGCTGCTGCTTTAAGTAACGCTTCTGGTGATTTACCTAATGTAAGAACGGTAGCTTTAGAAGCTGATCCTACAGCTTCCATTAAATCTTTTAGGTTAAAGGCTGTTTTATTAGTCATGTTGAACTTAGTCAACACTTTACCCATGTTTTTAAAAGTATCTTCCGTACTTCTACCAGTCAGTCTTGTCATTGTAACAAGTTGTCCTGCTGCTTCACCACTCAGATGTAGTTTTTCTGTTAAGTATGTAGCACTCACTAATGCCTCATTACCAAGTATATGAGCTGATTGACCAATATATTTGGTCATTTCTAAGTAACTCTTAGTAAGTTTTTCTGATGTTATAAAGTTAGAACCTGAGGCTGATGCAGCTAAAGCTAGTTCATTTTTTAATCCTTCTGCTGCTCCTTTACTTATAGTAAGTTCTTTCTGTAGCTTAGCTGCTCTAGATGAACCTTCGAGAAGAGCTTTTCCTACAAAAGCGAAAATAACTCCTGGGTCTCCTATTTTATCGAAAGCTTTTGTTAATGCTTCCCCTGCACCTTTTGTGAGATGGGCTATCTTACTTCTTAAAGTTAATTCTTGGTAAGTAACTTGAACAGTCGCTTGACCTGAGGCTACAAGATTCTCCTGTTCGTCAACGTTAGCTGCTCTAGCTTCTTTTAATCTCATTAATTGAGCTTCTTCTTGCTCATTAAGAGATCCCATTTCTTCTAACCTTTTAATTTGATCGTCTAGAGAAGAGTTAATGTTCTCTAACTCCATATACCTATCTGAGTCCGCTCCTGTGGCAGTAACTTTCTTAGTAGCTTCTATCTCCTTACGCATATTATCCTTGATCTTCGATGTTATATCATCGATTTCATTAGATAATCCGCTTAAACCTAATTTTCCTAATATTGTATTTACCCCACTAAGTGCAGCTCCTGTTAGCCCTATAGATTTTTGAACTAAGGTTTCTTTTTGTAATCTAGCTTCAGTTAAAGCAACTGCTCTTTCCTCCATACGGAATCCATCTGCTTTTGCTTGAAGTATAGCTAACTCCTTATCGTTAATTTCTCCTGCAGCATGAAGTTCTTGGGCTTTTATTGCTAACGACTCTCCAGATAAAGACAGTAGTCCTTGTTCTCTTGCTAATCTTTGAGCAGAAAGCTTTAATTCTTGTAGATTAATTTGTGCTTTGGAGTGGTAATTTTTTAGCTGATCTTTAGTGTACTTAACGATACCTTCCTCTTCAGAAGCTAATTGTTGAACTACACTTGTAAGCCCTCTATATGCTTTAACACCTTGATTAACTGCATTATTAGTTTTAGCTATTTCAGATAGGTTGGCTACAAGATTTTCTCGAAGTTCAGAGAATTGAGTGTTAAGTCCTCGAGCACCTGCAATTACTCCGTTTAGGGTTGTGTTCATAGTCTCTAGAAGTCTTTGACTTTCTCCTACAGTCCTATTTGCATTCCTAAATTGAGCTTCGAAAGCAGATGTATCTACTCCGGCTTGCTTAAGTTGGTCAATCAGTCTTTGTAATTCTCTCTCCACGGGATAGTATTATATATGTATAAATAGTTAAGGCCCGCTATTTGCGAGCCTTTGTACTATAAGAAGGTTGTCTAATTGCCGGACCTTTTGGCATTGACTTAGCAGGCATAGATTTTTTTGACTGCTTTGCCTCTTCTTCGTAATATTCATTCATCTTTTTAAATGTAAAATTACGTAGCCAAATTGGCATATTATATATCGTATCATAATCGTATCCACCTTTCCCATGAAATACGATTTCGTGTATTTGAGTAAATAAGTTAACCCTATACTGCTGCGTCAGGCCAAAGAAAGGTTACACCTATAGGTATCGTTACCCCCTCCTCTGGGCCGTTCTCAGGATAGAATCTAAGATCTACGTCTGGAGAAATTTTTTCAACGTATTTTCTGAATTCTCTAGAATCTCTAGCTAAAAACTGATTGTCTACGAATTCTCTGATAGTTTTAGTATCGCCATTTCCGTCGACTGCAGTAATCATATACTTTAATCTAGTAGATAAATCAGGAGAAGCATCTTTATTCACTTTTCTAAGCCCAGTTATTTCTCTTTGAATATTTGCTTCGTCACCATGAGTTAAAAGTTTAAAAGATAACTCTACTCCTGTTGCAGGAGTCGTAAATTTAAATTCGTTTTTACCTTTTTTTAATAAGGTATCATCTATTTCCTTCTCTTTTAACAAGGAAAGATCAATTACTTCCTTAGTATCTCCGTAATTGAACTCATAATCCTTACCGTAACCTAAAACTCTTGCAGCCACAAGGAGAGCATTCTTGTCCCCTATAAGAAGATCACTATATTTAATGTCTTTGTCTACAATAAGTGCTTGTAGTAGTTTATCAATAACTACACCTCTTTCGATATAATTCTGATTTGTTAGAATGTCCTCTTCTTTTGCAGTCATATATTTCATCTCTATCTTTCCGGATGATAAAGGTGAATCTTCAGAATACAATAAGCCTTTAGAGGGTAATTCTACAATTTCACTAGGAAATTTGTTCTTGTTTTCCATATACTCTTTAAATTAAAACTAGTTTATATATAAATATAAGAAAAATTTATTTTTGGAACCAACTATATTAAAGGTTTTTTACCGGTTAATTCATTATATAGAAAATCAGCCCATAAACTTTGTCCTTCTTTGTTTATATGATAATCGTCATCGGATATTTTAAAATTTTCATAGTATGTAGTCCAAAATGTTTTAGTTATGTACTTATTTTTTATAAATGAGAGAATATCTACTTCATTATCTTTAAAATAAGGAATTAAATTATCTGCAAAAGTATGTATCAATTGTATACCTTCAATAGTAGCTAGATTATCCACATACCTAATGTACATTTCACTAGTTTTTATAGCATCATATTCATTATAGAAATTTTTATAAAATATGTTAGAATTGGCGAGTCCTATCGAGGAATCAGATTCAACCCAGTTATTGTTCCTATCTGTGAATCCGTATGCGTTAGGAAGTAACATATGAAAACCGGCTTTTTCTAATATAGTGTATCGTGAATAACCGGGCCACATGACTATACCCATATCTCCGTCTTTAAAGTTGAATTCACTAAAAGTATGAGCAGTACCTTTTATACTGTTACCAGGTAAGCCTTTATTTACTAGGGAGATATTAAATTTAGACGCTAATTTAAACGTCCAACTATCTTCCTTGTTCTCTAACCCAGTACCGGCTGTATGAGAGCAGCCAAACGTAACAAGTCTATTCATAACCATAAATATAAAAAAAACCCGGAAAAATCCGGGTTAATTTATTATATGTGGTGTGTATTAGTAATTCAGTACACAATAATCCATGGCAACAGAAATGGTCAACTCAGCTACATCAGATGTAGACCAGTCAAATGATCCTTGAGCCATATTTACTATGAAAGCTCCTTTGATTACCCACTCACTTACTACATCCCCTACAGGACCTAATACGTTAAGTGTCAAATCTTTCTTGTAAAAATCTGAATATCCAGCTCTTCCAGTTACAGACTCGTAAGATAGTCTTGCCCAGTCCATTACTGCTTGAGCACCAGAAGGTGTAATCGGATCATATAGAGTCATATCCATATTCTCCCAGTTTCTCTTACCTCTAATTTTTCGGTAAGTGTTCATATGATCGAGTTTAACTTCCTCATCAGTGAAGGAAGGAGCCGTTACGTTTTTGATCATGAAGGACGGAATAGCATCAATATACATGATAAATCTATTCTGTACCTTTGGTTCAAAGGCTCTAAACATTATTTCGTTAGGATCTAGTACTGCCATTTTTATTCTTTATTATAAATATCTGTAAATTAAATTACGCTCCAAAAGTTGCACCAGTAGGCTCGATAGTAAAGTCAAGAACTACAAATTCTACTGTTTTAGCTGGCTGAATAAATACTTGGCCGATTAATTGGTTTCTGTCAATTGTATCAGGAGTATTGTTAGTATCATCCATTACTACTCTATACGCATAAAGACCTTGTCTCTGAACTACTGATTCTAAGTACGGGTTAACTGTAGCTAAGAAACTATTTCTAGTGGCGATAGTATTCTGTTCGAATACTAAAGTCTTAGCAGTATCGCCTAAGAATTTCTTAAGCTCAATTAACAATCTTCTTACGTTAACTCTATCAAGAGCGGATTTTTTCTTCTGTAATGTTTTCTGACCAAAAACTGAGATTCCGCTGCCTGGGAATGTTGCAATTGGGTTAACATTAGCATTGTATAATGTATCTCTTTGAGTTCTTGTAAGTTTTCTTTCTGCTTGGATAACGTCACCTAATCCACCTCTAGTAAGACCAGCAGGTGCAAACCATGGTGCTGCAGCTCCGTCAGTGAAAGCATAAACTCCAGGGATAATTACTGATGCAGGAATCCAAACTGTTTTACCTGTAGAAGATAAAGTTTGTAGCCATGGCCAGTAAGTCGCTGTATAAGAACTATTAACTGTTGCAGCAGTACCAGTTACGTTTGCTACTGTTGCTCCATAATTTTGTAAATCAACTACTGCGATACAATCTCCTCTAGACTCAGCTAAAGAAATGATTGAATCAAGTTGTGTTTTATGATCTCCGAACTCATAAATCAATCCTGGTGCAGAAATTATATTAAAAACGTACTCGTCTTGATTGTTAAGGATCGAAATCGCATCTGCATAACAACCACCTGTTAGACCTTGTGTGCCTGCTTGGGCAATATTCCCAAAGTACTTGTTTCTAGAGTCTGTTGCATTTACGTTAGTACCA